CACACTTAGAACCCACTGATTGCCACGGAATATTTAGAGTCTCGTGTGTAGGTTTTGAAGATGTATCGTCTTGAATTAAATAAGGTAACGTGAGTTTTGAACAATCAACGGCTTTGTCTAGGAATTGTCGTCGATCTGTTACCAGTTGATTGTATCTCTCACGGGCTAACATTATGGGTTAAGTCCTCCAGTACCAGTTCCTCCGGTACTACCTGTATTTACTTTAGGATTTAATTTAATCCTTAATGATCCTGTACCTTTTGAGTACTGGTTTTTATTTTTATTACCACGGTCATCTTTAGCTCTCTTTACCTGTGGATTCACGTCCTTAACTATTGGGTCAGGAGGTGGTGCTGTTGGTGTTGGAGGTAAAGGTGGTGGTGGAGCTGGTGGTAAAGGTGGTGGTGTTGGCGGTCTTCCGCCTCCTCCCATACACATAATTAAATTTCCTCGTCTTCTATAGATTTGATGTAATCAATTACGCTGGCTTGTCCAGCTCTATACATAATTGATTCGATTGATTCTTTTGGGTGAACTGGTTCCCACCCGAAGTTATCATCTAACTTCTTGATTAACTCATCAAGTCTTTCATTGTGAAGCTTAAGAGTATTGAGGGAGATTGACATTCGAGTGTTCAAAAAATGCAGGCATTCTAGCTGCCTTGGTCTGAGAAAATTCTGGAGCTTTGCCTTCATACATTAATCTGTCTGACGCATCGAGCCAAAATTTTTTGTCCAAATATCTATCGGAACTTTGTTTTAAGGGTTGCATTACCCAATTAATAGTTGCCTTTCTTAGTTTGTCTAATGACTGACTAGGCTTGAGACCTAGCTCTGTACATACCAATGAGTTAGCTGCCACATGGACTTGCTCGTCTCTTGATATATCTGCACTGACAGTTCTTAGACCGGCATCACCACAGAATCTGAAGAACGGTAGTAGTACAAAAAAGATTGCTCTCTCTGCTACTAACGCTTTTAGTATGGTGTGGTCTGGATGTTGTTCCCACGCAGCACGTAAGCGTAGTGCTTCGGCTTCGGCTTTGTCATCTACGCCTAATGCGTTGGTGATGTAGCCAAGTGCAAGATCATGTTTGATCTCGTCTTTGACGTTGCTTTCTAGAAGTGCTCTAGCAGCGTCGGGAACTTCTTTATCAAGTGCGTCTGTAATGAACTCGCCAACTGGTAACTCCATATGGCGTATTGCAAGAGCACGGTAGATGGTTTCTTCTGCACCTTCTTTAATTTTCCTTTAGATGTTTGTACGGGTGTCCACGATCTTTTTCGGGACAGTAGTTTTATATAGGGATTCATTGCTGACAATCACAAGCTATTTCGTCTGGTTTATTACTCATAATGTCTGCTAAGTAAGCGTCAACATCAGTATCTTCTAGTGCTGCGTAAGCATCTGTCTTATCCTGTGTGTCACTCATTACTTGCAGGGCATAATATAAAGAAGTTTGTGGTGAGTTAAGCCACTCTTCTATAAATGCCTCATCGTAAGTCACCATGTCACTCCAAGAATTGAAGCTATAGCCATGAAGCAGTCCTGTTCTATCGAGCATAATCATTATCTGATCTGCTACTAATTTGTAACTCTCCCATCCTACCTCGGATGCGATCTCGACGTCGCCATATTTTACCTGTTCAACACCAAACTCACCTGAATCCCTGTCGACAACTCGACTAATTGGTGGTGCTATTTCTGGTGTAGCAGTAAAGCCTTTTAAATCTCTACTCCTGTAAGAACAACTGGCGGTAGGAGCTATCGCGAATGCTCGTTCCATGTTGTTCTCACGTGCTATGTTAGCTGCCTCTTGTATGCCGAGGAAGAGCTCACGTGCAGCTAATCCCGCGTAACCTTCGTAAGGCTCAGCGTTATTCGTCGCTGTAAGAGCCTTACCAAACTCGGCATATGTAATATTGTTGTTGGCTAGGAAGTTAGCTAAGCCAAGCATTCCTAATCCTACTTGTCTGTCGACCTCTGGTGCTAGATACTCTCCAGATTCACCAACACCTGTTTTGCCATGGAGATCGCACAGTTCCGACATACCTTCACGGAAAGCTGGTCGGAGGTCGCCGATACGACAGGCTGAAAGATTGATATGTTGTAGGAGGCATGTTCCGCGTGAGGGCAGATAAACTTCCAAGCAAACATTCGATCTGATTCTGTTACCTTTTCTGTCATGTTTTATTTTGTTGAGCCAAATGTCTCCTCTTGCAATGCCTCTAAGTATTGCTTCCTTTGTTCCAGTTTCTGTATCAGTCCAGAGTCCTGTGGTGAGGTTAACACATCTTTTAACCCATGGGAGCTCGGCTCTTTCTGCTTGCACGAACTCAAGAATATCGGGGTGGTTAATATCAAGATGGAGGACAACAGCACCGTTACGGTACGTACCTCCGCGCCTAAGAATTTCATTTAATGTTGAGTAGATTTTTCCGAAGGAGACTGGTCCGCTCGCAACGAGTGAATCAGGTCCTTTATTAGTTGTTGTTCCTTTGGGTCTAAGTTCCGACAGGTGGACTGCGACTCCTGCTCCATATCTAAGAGCATGCGACACAAATCTCCAGCTTGCTTCGATTCCATCGGTGCCTTCCATTGAATCCTGCACGTTAAATATTGTGCAGCTTACGGGTAGACGGTTAGTTGGATTATCAATCCATTGCTGAACTCGACCAGTTCTAGCAATCTGATTTGGTTCTATTTTCGATTTCATTGAGTAAATAATGGGCAGCTTTTTTTAAGTCTTTTAAATCGTTGTCTTTATATCCTGCTCTGCATACATATTTGATTACGTTTCCAAGGTGATAGTTCAAGGATTGATCTCTTATAAAATCCCATACTTCTATGTTCCCTCTCTGGTAGTAATCAGGACCTTCGCTTTTTTGCTTCATTTAACAACGGGTAGATTAGATTGTTTAATTTAAAAACCTGTTCTTGCAACTTTAAATACAGCTCCATCATTGTCTCTTTATCTATATCATACAGAGCTAACTGTATCTCCCTCATTTGTAGGTCTTGATGGAGAGTCAACTTGGTAGTCTGGAATGGGTTGCCAGAGGATTGGTTCTTTTCTTTCATGGTCGTAGTCGTCAGTAGTTAAGATTCGTGCAAGTCTTGCGTTGATTAACGCGTCTTGTTCAGTCATCTCTTTGTCAACAAAAGTTTCAACGACTGCTTTCCATGTGTATCCTTTTTCTTCAAAGATTTTCTCTGCTTTTTTTACACCAATACCGGGAACGCCTGCGTAACCATCAGTGTTATCGCCTGCCATTGCCTGAATTAGATGCCATCTTGCTCCTTCTTCTGGAGTGATGTCTACAGTTTCTTTGAAGTCATATAGTTTACCGGGAATCTGTCTCATATCTTTGTCAGGAGAGACGATTATGTTTCCGGGATATTTTGTAGCATAGATTCCTATAGAATCATCGGCTTCGAGTGTATCTTTGAGGATAACTCTGTATTGTTTTTTAAGTTCCTGTATGACACGTTTAAATCCACAGGGCTTTTTTCGTTGTCGATGACCCTTGTATTCGGGCAGAATTTTTTTCCTAAAATTATTAGGACTTGTAAAAAACAATATTAATTCATCATCAAACGAACCTAGTTCATTTTGGATTCTATCTAAATCTCTTTTGACACATTTCATAGCGTCAGAAAAGTTAGAAGTAACAACTATGACGTCATCACCAAAATCCATTTCGGTTTCTGCTGCTGCACAGCATTTGTAGACTATATAGTCGCAATCAATTAATAATTTCATATTTTAATGTACGTCAGCCCATGTTTTGCCTTGTTTTGCTTCGGCAGCGATAGGACAACGTAAATCGTAGTATTCGCCAGCTAGTTCTGCTGCTTTTTCTAGAAGATTCATTAAATTTGTAGCATCTTCTTGTGGTGTCTCGTATTGCAATTCATCATGCACGAATGCTAGTTGATGTGTGTGAGGATTATGTATAGCATCGTTAGCTATAACCATCCATCTTTTTGCAACTATACCAGCACTACATTGTAGTAAATAGTTTAGTGCTTTGTGCGGTGAATCGACCAACACCCTTCGTCCGTCCAGTGCCAAGAGGTAACCGTTAGCAGCCTTATTTGAAACCGCTCCCAGTAAGTCGGAGAGTCCTTCGATAGCAGATACGAAAGCTTCTCTGATCTCGGATCCTTTTTTTCTTGCTTCCTTGGGTTGTAAAGAGTTATCATAACTCGTACCTATTTTTTCGTTTCCAGCACCGTACAAAAATGCATAAGTTACAGTCTTGACTTGCCTTCTTGTGATTCCTATTTTGTCAGCGTTAACTTGATGTATATCATCATTAAGTAATATGTCGGCATATCGACCTCCGTCATATCTGCCTAAGTAATGCGCAAGCATTCTTAGTTCTATTCCGCTTAAATCCGCTCCAACCATAGTCATACCAGGGGATGCGGTAAATAGTTCTCTAAATTCTTTATCAGCTGGACACTGCGCTAAATTCGGTTTTCTATGAGCACATCTAAATGTGTTAGTTGAAACCGAGCAGTGATGATGTATCCGATGCTCACTCGTAACAAGCCTGTTCCAAGCGTTCACGCCTTCGGATATCATTCCAAGCTTCTTCTTTATCGTCAAACATTTCGCACATAGAAGCGAGAAGGGAATATCTATCTCCGTCAATGTAATCTCGTCTATAATTGGTTTCCCAGTCGTTGTGGTCTTGCTCAATTTGACTTTGAAATGTGTCTTCAGAATCCATGCGATATGGTCTCGTGATGTTGGGTTAAACTCCTTTATTCGTTGTATTTCACATCCTTCTCTGTATCCTTGTGTTGCGTTATCTCGTTTAGGAGTGAACAACGATCCTGCAACGAAAGGGAATTGTCCTCGAAGTATTGCTTGAGTTTGTTCCATCTCGCTTCTGAGAGATGACTCAAGTTTGAAAGCTTTTGATTCATCAAAATACCATCCATATATTTCTTGTTCTGTGAGTATTTCAGCGACTCGGTGCTCTAACGAACACCAGTCAGGTAAGGGCGGAAGTGTTCGCATAATTTAGTTGTTACTTGTACGTCTTGTACGCAATAATCTTGCATTTCTTGTGACCATTCTTGCCAGTCACTTGTCTTTCCAAATTCTCCTTTATATTCTCCTAATCTGTATCCATAACTTTCTAAGCTATGTCGTCCATATAGTTGAAGTGGCATTCTTTCAATATTTCTTTTCTTATCTATCTCTATCATGTTTGGATGATATATCCTAGATAAGACA